TCTTTAAAGATTAAGGAATATTAATTATAGGGGTGTACGTTTGTGCACCCCTTATTTTAAATTTTTAAATTAAATCAAATGAAAAATAAACAAACCATTGTAGACAAGCACTACAAATTAAAATCAGAAGAGACTCCATTGGCATTTATGTTGCCTACAAAAAATTCTTCAAGATATCCTTTAATGTATTTTGATGAGGAGCAAAATGTAAACAGAGCATTGAGATATGCTCGAAATCAAAAATCACCATTTGAAGATGAGCAAGATGGCAATGCTATATTAGAGCCCATAATCTTTGAAGATGGTTTCTTACACGTACCTAAAAACAATCCTGTACTTCAGTCATTCTTACATTATCACCCTATGAATGGAAGCCATTTTGAAGAGATAGATAACGAGAGAGATGCACAAAAAGATGTAGAGGAATTGAACTTAGAGGTAGATGCATTGATAGAAGCAAGACAGCTTAGTCTTGAACAAGTTGAAAATGTAAGCCGTGTATTATTTAATAAAGACACATCAAAAATATCTACTGCTGAATTAAAGAGAGATATATTAATATTTGCTAGAAACGAACCAAAAGAGTTTTTGCAAGTAATAAAAGACCCTTCGCTACAATTGCAGGGTAAGATACAGTTATTCTTTGATAAAGGATTATTGACATTTAGAAAGAACAAAAAAGAAGTATGGTATAATACCTCTTCTAATAAAACAAGAATGCTTGTAGTTCCTTTTAATGTAGACCCTATGGATGAGACCACATCGTATCTACAGAGTGATGAGGGAATCGAGTCATTAGTAATGCTTGAAAGCCTTTTAGAGGACTAAATTTTTAGCTATATTTGCACTAGATAATTTTTTTTACTAACCATTAAACCATTTATTTTATTATGACAAAGTATTTATCTTTTACAACTGCAGCTGGTTCAGAACTTGTTGCTGCTGATGCTATTCTTTATGTTAAACGTACTTCTGCTACTGTAATCACTTGCTATCAAAAGAGTTCTACTCTTAATGTAGTTCTTACAGGAACAGTATTAACTCAAGCATTTGTTGACTTAATCAACGAAAAATTAGCCGTAGCTGCTCAAACTAGCTGGACTAATGCTGTTATTTCAGTAGCTACACCTGCGGGTTCTGCTATTACAGGAATTACAGTTGCTTAATTAGAGTAATCTAACAACTAACCAAAGAACCTCTTTCAAATGGAAGGGGTTCTTTTTTTTTATTATCTTTGTGAAAAAGTTTAGGATGATAAACTCAGTACGAAATACAGTATTTTCGGTTCTCAATAAGAACAACTATGGATATATATCTCCGCAGGATTTTAACCTGTTTGCAAAGCAAGCACAACTAGAAATCTTTGAGAATTATTTCTATAACTATAATACTCAGATAAATAAGGAGAATGCCAGAGTATCTGGTTCAGGATATGCGGATATAACTAAAACAATAGAGGAAGCAATTGAAATGTTTTCAGTTACTAATCCATTAAGTCTTAGCACTACTCCTCCAACAATAAGCAACGTATACTACCTGCCATCTGCCACTACAACAGGGGATGACTACTACTTATTAAATAAGGTTCTTGTATACGATAATTTTGTAACGAGTGGGACAACTACAAATGTTGGCGTAACTGAAATAGAACTAATAGATGCAAATGCTAATTTCATAACAGATGGAGTTAAGGCAGGTGATGTTATTGGATTAGTTAGTGATGGCATTACACAGTATGTAACCATTACATTAGTTAACTCTGAGACATCTCTATTTACTACAGAAAGCGAAGTTACAGCTACACCATTTAATTCTAATGGTATAAGCTACAGTATATACAAAGACTCTCTACAAGAGGCTGAGAAAGTTTCTCACAGTAAGATTACTATGCTCAACAACTCATTGTTGACTAAACCAAATCTTGCATACCCTGCGTACACACAAGAAGGAGCTATATTAAAAGCATTTCCGAATAGTGTAAATAAAATAGGTCAGGTCCTTTCTCAATACATAAGATATCCTAAAGACCCTAAGTGGACATATAAAACTCTTCTAAGTGGAGAGCCTGTGTTCGACCAATCGCAACCTGATTATCAAGATTTTGAGTTGCCTTTAGATGATGAGACTTCATTAATCATAAAGATACTTCAATACTCTGGAGTACAAATAAGAGAAGCTGATGTAGTTCAGTTTGCTAACATACAAGAACAAAAAGAAACTGCAGCTACACAATAATGGCATATATATCACAATACCAATACTATGACAATGCAGGCAACTTGCCTGAGAATGAGAACTGGGGCTCGTATCAATACGTTAGTCTTTATGATATAGTCAACAACTTTATGTTGATGTATAGCGGCAACCATTCATTAGTTAATAATGAGGAGAGATATAAGATTCTGTTTCACGCTAAGAGAGCTGTACAAGAACTCAATTACGATGCGTTTAAGGAGGTCAAAGTGCTTCAGTTAGACGTAGATGACAACCTTAGATTTATATTGCCGTCAGACTACGTAAACTGGGTTAGATTGAGCTTATATAAAGATGGCTTACTAAGACCACTTACTGAGAATATTCAAGTAAATTCATCTGCTGCGTATTTGCAGGATAATACTGGGAAGATATTATTCGATATAGATGGAAACATACTTTCTCCTGAGTTTTCTGAATTAGACACAGAAAGAATTACGGGAGTAGCTAAGAGTATATATCTTAATAGAGCTAGTCAGTTTGACGGAGTAGAGGGATACAACTACAATGGTGATTGGTATTTTGACTACAACGTAGGAGCTAGATTTGGGTTAAACACAGAAACAGCTAATTTCAATCCTACATTTGTTGTAGACAAGAAGACAGGTGTTATAAACTTCAGCTCTGATATGGCAGGGGAGTCTTGTGTTCTTGAGTACATATCTGACGGTATGGAGAATGGTGATGACTCTAAGGTAACGGTAAATAAGTTATTTGAAGATTACTTGTATGCACATATTGAGTATGCTATATTGAATAGTAAACTAAACGTACAGGAGTATGTTGTTAGAAGAGCACAGAAAAGAAAAACCGCTTTGCTTAGAAACGCTAAGATAAGAATAAGCAATATCCATCCTGGAAGATTGTTAATGAATATGCGAGGACAGAATAAGTGGTTGAAATAATATGGCGAATATTACAAGAAGTTTTATAAAAGGGAAAATGAACAAGTCCGTTGATGAACGGATTTTGCCTGATGGAGAATATATAAATGCAGTTAATGTCAGAATGGGTTCTACTGAGAACTCTGAGATTGGCGTTATTGAGAACACTAAGGGTAATGTTTCTCTAACCAAATTAGCATACAATGGTCTTGATTTAAGTAGCTCCGCTAGGACCATAGGAGCTTTCCAAGATGGAGCTAATGAGACTATCTATTGGTTTGTACACGATGAAAACTTTGCTACTAGCCCTACCGATAAAATAGATTTAATAGTATCGTACGATACTAAGTCTGATATCATAAACTACCACGTTATTAGTATGAGTGATGGAGGGTCTTTGAATACCACTCTAAACTTTAACCCTAAGTATCTAATTACTGGAGTCGATAAGGTGAATGACTTATTATTCTTTACGGATAACTACAATGCACCTAGATGTATAAATGTAGGTAGCTCGTATGCTCAACCTGATTTGTCTGGAGTAGACTATGGTGGTGACCCAACTTTATTGGAAGAAAGACTGCTTGTTATAAAAAGACCACCGCTATACGCACCTACTATTAATTTAAAAAACATACCTGAAGCTCAAGATAATTTCTTAGAAGATAGGTTTATATGTTTTGCTTATAGATATAGATACGAAGATGGTGAGTACTCAGCTACATCTCCATTCTCAGCTCCTGCTTTTGCACCTGAACTATTTGATTTTAGTCAAGATAGTTATTTGAATGAAGGTATGATAAATAGCTTTAATGCAGTTAACGTTTCTTATAACACAGGAGGTCCGTTAGTGAAAAGCATTGACTTGCTATTTAAAGAAGCTCAGAATAGTGTAATAAAGGTTATTGAGAAAGTAAATAAAAAAGATAGAGGTATTAGTGACAATACTACTGAAACATTCTTATTTAGCAATAGCAATATATTTACAATCCTACCTAACTCTGAGATACTAAGGCTATACGATAATGTTCCTAGATTTGCCTTAGCTCAAACTATGATGGGAAATAGGATTATCTATGGTAATTACATAGATGGCTATGACTTACAAAGAGATGGCACACCTACTCAAGTAGAGTATGGAGTAGATTTAATAAGCGAAAACACATTTGGTATTACTGAAGAAGGATATGATGCACCTATAACTTATAATATAGTATCAAGAGGAATAATAGCAACTGCAGATAGTTTTGCATTAGTTAACTTAAGTACGTTTGCTAATGATTTAAAAAAAGGTTCTGTTTTAACTTTCTCAATAGACTTTGTACATAGCAGTTTTGCAGGTCCAGTAACACCTTCATCTCAAGTTTTACCAACTAGTATTTTATTTTCTTTTACTTTAGTTAAAGATTATACTAGCGTATATGAATTAGCTACTAGTGATGAATTTAGAAATTCAGTAGGTGTAAATAGTCCAAGAAACATATTAGATGTATACTCTCCAACAGCAGATACATCTTGTAGTGGTATAACTCTTACAGATGAATTTAACTGTGCTATTACTAATAATTTAATAACTACAACGCCAAGCGGTTCTGTGAAGAAATTTGCTAGCGGAACAAGTGGAAATGCTTTTGTAGGTAATTTAGCGTATGAGACAAATGAAGCTATAGCAATATTTGCATACCCTTCTGGTATATTAAAAGATACCATAGGGTTTGGGTTACCTTATATGAGATTTGTAGATGATTTAGCAGATGGTGCTAATACTACAAATGATGTATACGAATTTTATGATGTATCATCTGTATCTGCAATACTTCAACTTACTGACTCTTTAGGTAGTTTACACAGCAATAGAGGATATGAAATAGGTATGGTGTATATGGATGACTTTGGTCGTTCTAGTACGGCAATTGTAAGTGAGAATAATTCATTAAGCGTTCCATGCAGTGCATCTGATACTAAAAATAATATACAGGTAACTATACCACCTCGGCAGATAGCTCCTAAATGGGCAACTAACTATAAGTTTGTAATCAAACCTGACGAAGAAAATTATGATGTAATATACAGCAGCATATATTACCAATCTCTAAAAGATTCAATGGTTTATTTTCTTTTAGAAGGAGAAAATTCAAGAAAAGTTCAAGAAGGTGATAGATTAATAGTAAAAAAAGATTCATCAGGACCAATCAACAAATGTACTTATGTTACTGTTTTAGAGAAAGGTTCGTATGCATCTGAAGATATAATTGCTGGCAGTGTTGCTGGGACTTATATGAAAATAAATCCTAACAACGTAAACATAATACAGGATAAGGATGCATATAGAGAGCTTCATGATTACCAAGAAAGCTCTAAAAAAGGAGATTGTCCAAATATTATAACTTTTGATTTAGGCACTACCGATGACCAATATGTAGATTTAGATATACCTGCTGGCTCTACTATAGATATTTATTTAAATGGCGAAAGAGAAGGAGTGCCTCTCTTGTCGTGTAGTGAAGCAAATTATACTTTAAAAACTAGATTAACAGCAAATAAAGATTATGCCAATGTTTATGATTTTTTAGTTGGACAAAATTTCCAAGAAGTTTTAGATAGTGGGGATGGCTCAAAAGGCGTTTGGCTTGGGAAACAATCTAATAGTTTTGTTCCTGCTTGCAGTCTTGGTCAAATCTGGGTTTGGTATGTAGAAACAGATGGTTCTACGTATCCAAGTCGTTTAAAATTTCAAGGTTTTGAATCTTGTGGGTCTTACCCAAAAGCTAAAATTTCTAAAATTACAGTAGACTTTAATATAACAAGAACAGACACAACTTTAATATTTGAGACAGAACCTCAAGATGCTTTGCCAAATGTATGGTTTGAGTCTTCAGATACTTATAGCATTGATTCAAATGGACACCACGAAGGAAATATACAGAATCAAACAAGCTTAATCCCTGCCATAGTTCTTACTGATTTTTATAACTGCTTTTCTTTTGGAAATGGAGCAGAGAGTTATAAGATACGTGACTCAATAGTTGCTAAAACATTTAACCTTGGTAATAGAATACTTAGCACAAGCGAGAAAGAATATAGAGAAGCTCACAGATATGCAGACTTGACCTATAGTGGTATATACAATGAAGAGAATAACGTAAATAAACTAAACGAGTTTAACTTAGGTCTTCTTAACTTTAAATCACTAGAGAAGTCATTTGGTCCTGTGCAAAAGCTTTTTGGTCGAGAGACTGACATACTTACCCTACAAGAAGATAAAATATCATACGTGCTACAAGCTAAGGACATTCTATCGGATGCAGGCGGAGGTAGTGCATTAGTAGCAGTGCCCGAAGTATTAGGTAAGCAAATAGCTAGAGTTGAGCAGTATGGTATATCTAATAACCCTGAGAGCTTTGTTCAATGGGGTGCTGACAAATACTTTACAGATGCTAAACGTGGTGCTGTAATACAGCTTAAAGGAAGCGGGGGTCAGAGTGAGCAGTTAGCTGTGGTATCTGAGTTTGGTATGCGTACTTGGTTTAGAGACTTATTTAATGAAGCATTTAACACTCAGAAGTTAGGTGGGTTTGACCCATATATGGACGAGTATGTACTTACATCTAACGACATACTTAAACCAATTCCTACAGAGTGTATAGATTGCGGAACATCTATAGGGAACATAGTAGTTACTGAACTTACACCATATAGTTTCTGTGTTAATGCAGGAGCTTTAGTTGGTGATGTAGCCGTAAGTTACACCATTAGACCTGACCTTGTTGTGCCTCCTAAACAGTTTAGCGTATCTTATACCTATAACGACATAGGGTACACGTACACAAGTGCTAATCCTCCGGTATCTGATTCATTTATAATCAACAAAAACTCAGTATCTGCTCAGACTATTTACA